CTGCCGTTTCTGGGTTTCTTCCACCTGTTGCTGCTTCTGGGTTATTAACAGCTACTGAATTTTTAACTACATCTATTGTAGTGGAGTTCAACCCATTTTCAAGATTTTCAAACTCAATTTCAAATAAATCTGTGAGGGTATTTACCAGTACATTAGATTGTATTCCACCACCCACACTATATTTCACCGTTAATGTCGTGTTATTTGGAGCTTGTCCGTATGTATCAGAATACATAAAGTTAGCAATGTTCCATGCGTAGTTTAACTTAGAAGTTCCAGTAGGAACTTGTAATCCTACATTGTCCGGGTTCGGAGTTATTTCTTCATCGTAATTATTTACAACACCAGAACCAAATTGAAGTTCAAGAGCACCATCACTTCTATATCGTGTGATAAATCTCTTAGGAACTTTAATAAGTTTAAGTAGGTAAGGTACTAAAGTATTATACTGACTAAGTGAACCATCAGTTGCTTCAGTATTTGAGATCTCCTTAAAAATACTATCTTGTGCTAAATAAGGTACTTCATACCAAGAGTTACCATCGGAGTCTACTACTGAATCTATTGAGATTATGTTCGTATCACTTAATAGAGCCTTAATATATTTTACAGGATCTCCAAAACTAAATGTTATAGTTTTTTGTTTTCCTGCTTCTACATTTACTGTTTTCTTTAATAAGTAAAATGCAGGTTCACCAGCATCTTCTGAATAAACACTTACATCAGTTAAGTCAATTGAACTTGATATTCCAAAGTCCACATTATCCAATGTCCTAAAAATAACATTTGCATTTTGTTCTGATGATATTTGCATTCCTTTTTTAATATCTAATGCATAACGAAAGTCTGGTTTAATAGTTGCACCCGTTCCAATAGAGGGAACTGTTTGATAAACGTCTAACTTTGCTTTTGATGGAACTGTTGGTTTAGGTTTATATCCAAGACCTTGTGAAATCTGTACTACATTTTTTCTTTCTTCCGCATGTAATAAAAGCATTTCCTTTATTTGAGTATCTAAATAATATGATAACACATCTCCTACATAGGATACCATTTCAATAAACATCATTGCTGGGTCTGCCGGGTCAAAATCATTGTAAATATCCTTAAAATAACTTTTGGCGAAGGTGACTAAGTTTTCTCTAAACTCAGAGAAATCCTTATTCAAATATCTTACTTCTTTTTGTACTGTTAAATCAGCCATTTATATCTCCTTAACTTGTCGGTAACTCAAGGGTTAATTCAGTTGTAGTGTCCTCGTCTTGAAGTACATTATACTTAAGACTTATATTAATTTGATGTTCGTTCACTGAGTCTCTTTCAACCTTTATATCAATTACATTTATATATGGTAACCAAACTTCTATTGCCGTTTCTATATTCTCAATTATTCTTTCTTCTGGCTCTTGTTCAAACACCATTTTTTTTATATCACATCCAAACGTTGGTAACATAATCCTTTCACCTTTATTTGTCAGAATAAGATTTTTTAAGTTTGCATGTGATTGATCGGCAGTAGTATAATTGATTTTAAAGAAAGAATTTTTACTTATGGTTAAAGGTAAGTCTAACCCGATTCCTATACTATCTTCCGTATCAAGTGGATGTATGTATTTTTCACTAGCCATTATATTATCCTATTATGGTTTTGTTGGAGGTAGTCCAGATGATTCCTTATTTTTGATTGCTGCCTTTTTAACTTCTGGGTTATTACTCCAATCTCTTGTCAATATATTTTGTAAAAAGTCTGGAACATCTCTTCCTCGTCTGTCTTGTGGAACCATTTCTCTAATATCTGGGGTTCCACCTGTTGATCGTTGATGACCGGGGTTTAAGTCTGGTGGTGTATTTTGTACAACATCCTTACTCGTCATCATGTTACCCATCGTTTCATAACCACCACTGCTTGGTCCAGACTGTTCGCTAATGGGTCTTGCATCAACTGCTGTCTCAGCAAGTATATCATTTAACATTGGATTACTTGAAAACTTAGTATCCTCCGGTATTCTTGTTTTTTTCTTTTTGGGTACGAGGGATTCGTGAGTTTCTTCTTTGGTAGTAATTGTTGTTTCTAACTCATTCCCTCTTTCGTTTAATGTAAAATCAGCATTTCCTAATAACTCCAACTCTTCTCTAACGATATTTCTTAAATCCTTATTAAAACTATACTTGATTTCTTCACGAACAATCTTCCGCATTTCCTTGTTCAAGTATTTTTTTAATGTTTCTATTAGATCACTTTGTTTCATGACATGATTCCTCAATATTTAATAATAAATATAAGGTAAAACGAAAAATAGGATGTTCTATTCCATATAGTTTTTAGAACTTAGAGTGTCCTTACCGTTTTGTTTTGCAATCCATTGAGGAGCTGAGTTGAACGGTATTGGACCCATCGGGGAAGGAAAAACTAAACTATTAAGGAGAGTAATTAAATCTTCCCCTCTTGTTATTTTTTGGGCAGTCGATTGATTTCCGGATACAAACTTATCGCCAAAATCTATATTCACCGTTTCCTTAGCAGCAATACTTATTGATTTTTTTGCAGACAGAAAAATATTTTCTTCCTTAGCGTTAAAGAATAATCTACCCGAATTTATTACCACCTGTTTTTCTTTGTAATCTGCTGGTGCAGTGGGGGATAATCGAAATGATTTCCAATTACTATATGCTGGTTCTAAAGGAATTAATTGTCCATCACAAATGTATATTGAGGATGCATCTTCGTTTACATCTTCGTTTACAAACTCCTCGTTGGAATCTTTCTTGTCTACTCGTATAATAACTATTGGGTCTGATTCGGTTCCTCGTAAAGACCATGGATTTTTAGTCTTTACGTATGTGGAACTAAAATGTATTGAACTACCAAAACGACCCTCAATTATAGTATCTCCTTCATAAGGTATAAGTCCAGGTCGTTTAATTTGTTCAGTAAAATGTTCCCCCAGTGATATTTCGTTTCTATCATTGGACATATTACCTGTAAAATTCGATGGTTTAGAATCAGAATCCTTATCATCTATATATGTCTTTTGGAATGTAGAATATGGAAGGGCATTATTATTTATTTTACCCCATACATTAACTACATCCGTATAATAAAAAGAAACAGATTGGTCGATTACTGAAGTGACTATATCCGGTGCCAGAACAATTAATACTATCTCATGTTTCAATGGATATTGTTTTATTCCAGCATTAAGTGGTCTTGCCTTATAATAATCCAACCCACCTTTTTGTTTATCAGTAAAAAGTCGTTTAAATTTAATAGTTCCTACACTACCTGGTCCTTCATATTCCTCATGTGATGAGTCTAATATTATATCAAATACTTCTGCTGGTTCTACTGATAAAGAAATCTGTTTTAATTCCCTTTCATATGATTCTGATTTACTTTTCTGTGAGAGTTTAGTTATTGACATTAAGACTCCTCGTGATCTTCTTTTATTATATCATCAAATTTCTTTTTTGTTGTTTTCTTTTCAGATTCCTCTTTAGGATCAGATTCTTTATATAATCTCATTAAATCTTCTTTTTCTTCATCTGATAATCTAAACTCACTATCCTCACCCGTACTACTTCCGGCTGTTGTTCTGGCTATTGCTCTTTGTACAATAGCAGCCATTTTAACTAATTGTTCGTCATTCTTAACACCTACTTCGAGATAATCTTTTAATAAGGGAACGAGAATAGTGGCATCACTCATACTTTTAACAAGAGGTCTAATATCATCAATCAGGATTTTTATTTGTTCATCCTTCTCGTTTCTATTTACGTATATATCTTTTAATAGACTTGAAAAGTCTTTTCCCTTAAATAACTCTTGTTTGAAATCCATGTTATTATCTCTTATAAGGTTTATCTACGTTCAAATATCCTGTATCTAAAAACTCAGCATATGATTTTTTAAATAACGCCTTGAAAATATTTACTACTTTTGTTATTTGTTGAGACTTCATATTTGTTCTTTCTTTCACTAAAACATATATGGCTTTTTTATTAAAGTTTTCTAACGATTCTCTTCGTTTTATAATCTCCAATATCGAATCAGCAATAACATAATCATTTTTCTTATGAAAAATCACTTCTAAATTCTTATCCAAATATCCAATGAACGGATCAAAGAATTCTAACTTCTCCTCTCTAATCAATTCATTTTGTTCGTTGATTTGTACTGTATCAGAATAATCGACTGACGACAAATCCCTCTTTCTCATTATTTGTTTATAACTATTTCGATTTTTAATAATTAAGTAGTTTCTCGCTACAATAGTAAAATAAGAAAAGGCCTTTCCTTTAGTAGGTTGGTATTTTGGAAGTTTCTCCATTAAAAATTCTATTACATCCAACTGAGTTTCCTCTATCGTATTATTTATATAATAAAATTTAGATTGATGGATTAATATTTCTGATAATTTTGTAAATGCCGGTCCAATGTGTTTTCTATATAATTGTTCTCTTTCGTCGCGGTCGTCACAGTGGTTGTAACTATTAATTGCATCTTCTGTATCCTGAGTAAAATACATCCTACTTTTTTTCGCCATAAATTATTAAAGTTAAAACATATAGGGGTTTTACGCCCTATATGTTGTATGATTAATACTATAATTTCTCCCCACAAGTTGGACAGTATTTCCAGTTGTTTCGTTTAATTCTAACGCCACATTCTGTACAATACTTTCTTACTTCACTTGCAGTTACTACATTTTTCTGTGATAATGGTAATATTTGATATTCTACTGTTTTGAAAGGAGAATATTCAAAATCGTAATATACATTTTGAAACTCCTGATTTGATACATCACCTTCACCTACTCTTCCTGTTTCAACGTTATTAACATTACATTGTACTGAGTCATGTGTTATATTACCACATGTATTAAATACATCTCCACAAGTTATACCAGAAGTATCGAACGTAGGTGAACCAACGCTCCAGAATGGTCCAGTATTGTTTGTATAAGTAATTGTACCATTACCAAATAACAAATCCCTCTTAGCGTGTTCTTTGTAAAACTCAAATTTAATTTTCCCATTATCTTCGATTGCCTTTCTGTTTTCATTCGAATCTTCTACATCGTAAGTTTCAAATACATACTTATTTGGATTATCCATATATCTATCCAACCAAGTGGACTCACCTGGTTTTAATACCAACTTACTTGTTGAGGATAGTTTTCCGTTTATCCGAATGTTTACTCCGATTACGTCTTTTGTAGGATTTTTGATTTCGAATTGAAACTCCTGATTGTTCTCTAGAAATACAACTTTGTCGTCATATATCTTTAATCTGTTTTTGTTCGTTCCTATATACGCTACAGGAACAGAAAGCATACTTTTTGATACCATTTTATTGTCTCCAATTTAATTAATAAATTGTTTGCCAATTTCTTTGTTGCCATAAACAACTAAAAGCCCATTCGGACTTGAAACCAACAAACATGAGTGTCTCATATATAAATATACAAAACATTCAAAAAAACAATAAAATTATTTTTCAATATATTCTTTCAGAAGGTCACGCAATTCTTTTATCCGTTTGAAAAATGATCCTATTTCATCATCC